GTCGAGTGGTATGACGAAAATGATGACCGCCAAATACAGTGGAATGTTCGTGACCCTGAACAGTTAAAACGTGAACTAATCGCACAGAACATTCCGGAAGATAAGATTGAAATATACGAGAAAGATGTATCCTAATGAAGACAGAGACCATTTTAGAAGAAGCAATACCGTTCGCCACACAGATGCACGAGGGGCAATTACGAAAGTATACTTATGAACCCTATATCGAACATCCTTTGGCTGTCGCAGATTTAGTTGAAGAGTACATGGACGCTCGTAGATGCGTTTACGACGATGATGCTATCATGACCGCAATGACTATTGCAGTTCTCCATGATGTTGTCGAAGATACCGAAGCAACTATGGAAGACATCGTTGAACTGTTCGGAGAAGAAGTTGCTACCGGAGTTTGGTTCTTAACTAAATGTCCAGACTACGTAGGTAACCGTGCTACTCGAAAAAAGATATGTGAAGATCGACTTGCTAGTGCACCGGAGATCGTCAAGATTATTAAGGCGTTTGATATGCAGCATAACAGTCTTACTCTAGAACGAGACGACCCTGCTTTCTATAAAGTATTTGTACGAGAGGCCGAGAGTTTATTGGCCGCGATGAAGTTAGAACACATCTTGCCAAAATAAATCACTTATTTTCATAATAAGTCTTGACACGTAATGAAAATAAGTGTATAATAGCTGTATAAATTAATGAAAAGAGAAACTATATTATGACTACTATGAACGATGTGCTTCAAATTGAAACTTCCGCGACAGTTGGTAAATGCCCTTGGGGTATCGGTACCGAAGTCTCTAACGATTTAACTCCTATCCAGATGATGCAGAAAGCAGGCGTCGATTGGTCAGTTGAGAAGATCCCTACTTACGCTCGACACAACCTTGTTGAAGTACCTACAGGTATGGAAGCACTTGTGCGTTCTACTGACAGCAAGATCCTCACCCAAGTGGGTGGTAACTGGAACCCAGTTCAAAACGAAACCGCATTCGAATTCTTCAACGATTACTGCTCTGCCGGTGATATGGAAATGAGTTCTGCTGGTTCTTTGAAAGATGGTAAGATGGTCTACGCAATGGCTAAGGTCAAAGAGTCATTCGATATATTGAAGGGTGATCAGGTTGATTCATATCTTTTATTCTCTAACCCACATGAGTACGGTAAGTCAATCGACGTTCGATTCACTCCGGTTCGTGTAACTTGCATGAACAGTCTGTCACTTGCTCTACGTGGAACTGCGGTTAACTCAACTAAGATTAACCACCGTAAGGCATTCGATCCAGAACAGGTTAAAATCACTATGGGTCTTGCACACGAGAAGTTTGACCAATACAAAGAGATGGCAGAGTTGTTATCAAAACGACAGTTCACTGCTGATACTCTTATCCAATACTACAACTCTATTTTCCCTTCACAGTCACCGAAGGAAGAAGTTCGAGTTTACAACGACCTCGCACCAAATGCTAAGAAGGCATACGAGTTGTTAGAGACCCAGCCAGGCGCTGAGTACGGTCGTGGAACATGGTGGCAGGCGTTTAACTCAGTTACGTATCTAACTGACCACCGATTAGGTCGTACCGCTGACAGTCGAATGACTTCTGCATGGTACGGTGCAAACCAAGTCAAGAAGAAGCGTGCAGCTGAACTTGCAGTAGAAATGGCGGTAGCGTAATGTATACTAGTAATCGAGAATATAAAAATAGGTATGGGGACAAATACGAGTTCGTTGGAACGGACTCTCCCTCTAGATTCATTCTGGAGGGTGATATTTTGTTACCTATGAGGATGGGTGGTAAGGAAGGCGTAGAGGTAGTCAATAGATTAGACCTAGGTATGATAGATCCTAGTGGAGGCCCTTACATAGATCTAAGTACCTTGATAGACAATAAAAAAATAACTAAAATTTCTGTATACTCAGAAGTAATCATGCTGGAGACCGAAGAATGAAAGATAGATTCGATTTAGAAAATGAACTGATGGGTTGCTGGCACGTCGTCGATGATTTGAATGTCTTGATATCTCATCTGGACGATCCGTTCTTTCTTGGTATGAAAGGTGACCATGCCGACAGACTAGCAAATGCTCTCATTGGTATGAAGACGTTATACGATATCAAGTTCAATGTAATGTGGGATACCTTTGGCGATTGTGTACAAGAACTAGAACCTCATGCCAAGAGACCTTCTCCATTAGACAAAGCTGAATTTGACTGGTCGACACGAACCACCAATACCAGCGGCCTCAACTCAGCAACACCGGCCGACTGGGATGCAATAAGAGCGCGAGCAGCTCTATAAAGACTGCGTTAGCGGAGCCTCCGCTCTACTTCCCTTCTCGTATAAATACCCATGACGAGAAGGAGAGGTCTAATGAAAACTTTTTATACGATAGTCATTACATCCTTGTTGTGTTCTCTATTATGGATCGGCGGAACAGTGATGATAATAGATGAATATATAAAGGTAGTGCAAATAAAAGATTTTCAAAGTAAAGCAGTAGAAGGGAATCTTAGTATTAGCAAAAACTTAAACAAACTATATGAACAGACATTATTAGATATTGTTTGGAAATGTCAGAATCGTGAAGAGATTTCTATTACAGGCAAAAACTATATATGCTGGAAAATTGATAAGGTATAATTAAAATGATTAAATTTCGTAAAGAAGTCTTTGAAGTCTTTGAAGAGTATAAATCCGCAGCAACTCGCGAAGAAAGATTAGATGTATTGAAAAAATATGAAGATAACTGGGCGTTCAAAGATATTCTTCGTGGATCCTTCGACGAGTCTTTGGAATTTCTACTTCCTTCTGGACGCCCACCATTCACTCCCAATAAAGCGGAGTCGGTTCCCTCTACCCTACTGAAGCAGCACAAGCAATTTGGCAACTTCATTAAAGGTGGTAACGGAGACCAAACCCCAGCGTTTAAACGCGAGAATCAATTCGTCCAGCTTCTAGAATCCGTTCATCCGGAGGATGCTGAGTACGTTCTGAAAATGGTGGCGAAGAAGCCACCGTGCCGTTACATAACCAAGAAACTCGTACAGGAGGCATTTCCTACCCTGATCATCGAGTAATACTTCCGACACTCAACAACATTCAAGGAGAATCCTATGTCGAGTCAAGAACAGCAGTTGAACCAAAATATTTCCGAACTTAAAAGGTTCGTGCATGATACCAGACGCCAAGGTAATAATTATCGAAAGGAAACACTTGGTCAGTATTACAATATACTGAATACGTCTACTCAACAACTGTCACAATAGACTAGGGGGTGATTATCTCTTCAGGCGCGAACAGTGAGACTCCTGTCGTAGTGATTGAATATAATTTGGAATGGATATATAATGCCACAATATGATTTTAGAAACAAAGAAACCGGAGAGGTCACGGAAGTGCTTCTCCGTATTTCTGAATACGACCAATGGTTAAGTGACAACCCAGAGTGGACACGTTACTTCCCTGCGGATTCAGCACCCAAGTTAGTATCAGGTGTTAAGTCTACTATGAGATTAGCAGGCACTCAATGGAATGAGCATCTTACAAATATTAAGAAAGGTTCGGACAAAAACAATACTATAAAGGTTTAGAGCTATGAAGTTTTTAAATTGGCTCCGACTTGGGCCGACGAATGGTAAGAAGGTAGAAGACGGAACTCCAGATCCCGAAGATTTATCTGTAGCAAACGCATACAAAACTAGGTGGGTATGGTATCACACTATACTTGCTATTGAAATTTTAATGACCAATGTACTGTTGGCGTGTATCTTGGTAGTTCTTGCTATCAAGTTATAAGGAATATAATGTTAATTAATGAATTGATTGAGAAAACTATAGAATGGCATCGAGCTCGTAACCTAATTGATGGTGCGAACGACAAAGACCAATTTATGAAACTCATCCAAGAGTGCGGTGAGTTGTCAGACAATATCTGCAAGCAACAAGATATCAGAGATGACATTGGCGACATCATGGTCGTACTGATTAATATCGCTGAGAGAAATGGAGTTACCCTTGAAGATTGTTTGGCCGTGGCCTACGACGACATTAAAGACCGTAAAGGAAAAATGGTCGATGGTGTCTTCATTAAAGAAGAGAAGTAATACAATGAACCGCGAAGCAGTATACAACCAACTCAAGGTCGATGAAGGAGTCGTTTATGAGATTTACCTCGACCACCTCAACTACCCCACGTTTGGTGTTGGACACCTCGTTAAAGAAAGTGACGGAGAGTTCGGGTTTGCGGTCGGAACGAAGATATCCCCCGAAAGAGTTAGCGAGGCATTCCAACAAGACCTTGACACCTCAATCGACGAATGTTGTGTACTATACGGAGAACGGTTCAATAGTTTCCCAGATGAGGTTCAGCAAGTCTTGGTTAATATGATGTTTAACCTAGGTAGACCAAGACTAAGTAAGTTCAAGAACATGTATGCCGCGGTACTCGAAAGTGATTGGAAGACAGCTGCTATTGAGGGACGCGATTCAAAATGGTATTATCAAGTAGGACTTAGGTCTGAACGATTGATGAGAAGGTTAGAGAATGTCTAATAATGTAATATTCCAATACATGATCGTGAGTAAAGAAGTAGATGCTCGTGGTGATATTAAAGGGTGGGACGGTACACGTTCTTCCTTGTACAAAGAAGTAGCACATATCTCTCGTACCTCATTCGAAGCGTACGCAGAAAAGATTGGAGCGTCGCACATATACTCTGACGAGCGTGTTGCGACAAAAGGACATGGATGTTCAACCTCCCTATTGCACGAGTGTGCACGTGTCTGGCTAGACCCTATGTTCGACCAGTACGACAACCTACTATTCGTAGACACAGACATCGTAGTCAACACCGAAGAGAACATCTTTGATCAGATGGAATCTGGTGCTGATGTATACGGTGTACTAGAGTCCGACTTCGTCACTGCTGATGGGGGTGGGTACAACTCATGGGATAGTAACGAAGAGAACTATAGAAACTTCTGTCGTAAATTCGATATGCATGACTGTCCTATCGTACCTGTAATGCCACCTAATCGTCCATCCAAACTAACCATCATGAACACCGGAGTTGTACTCTGGTCTAAGGAAGCACGTCTACGTGCACGTGAACTATTCATGGCATGGGATGATTGGTGTTACGCTGGTGACTTCCATATGTCCATCCTTAATGATCAACCGTACATCTCTGCACAGTTGATGAAACATGAGTTCGACGTAGAGACTATCGATACTACTTGGAACGACAGTCCACACTATGCCACAGAGCAAAAGTTCTTTGATAACGCAAAGTTCTGTCACTACACTGGTGGTGAATGGAAAGTCGACATGGTAAAACACTGGAAAGAACGTCGTTTTAAAACTACGCCTTGGGAACGTAATATACATTCGCTACCATAGAATATATTTTCAAAATAAGCCCTTGACAAACCTCTCCTTTACATGTATAATGTTTATCTAACTGGAGAGGTTTTTTTATGAAGTACGATAAAGCAGGTGTTACTCAAGCGATACTGAAACACATATATTATGCAACGAACCCTGATTGGAGTGCCCTCGAATCGGAGTTATTAAGAATGGGGTACATGGATATTGAAGTGTTTTATATAATGAACAATGTGAGAAAAGAGGGTGTTGCGTGAAAGATAAAGTAATTTTAGTAGACTGTGATGGAGTGATCCTAGATTGGCAGTATGCCTTTCAACGTTGGATGAAACGTCATGGGTATACGGTAGTCAAGCCTGATGTATATGACATCGGTGAGATGTATGGGTTGATGTGGTCAACCGAAAAGAAGCAGTTATGTCGTATGTTCAATGAGTCTGCCACGATTAGAAAGATTCCACCTCTACGTGATGCTATCAAGTACATTAAGAAGTTGCACGAAGAGCACGGTTATGTGTTCCATGCAATCACTTCTTTAAGTGACGACGAGTACTCACAGCACTTACGTACCAAGAACCTATGTGAACTCTTCGGTAAGACTGTTTTCGAAAC